GATTCAATGGACATCTGCCAACAGATATTATGGATTGGGTGATTTTGCTAAGAGGTATGGTGGTTCTCCATCATCACTTCACACGCAACTTCGTTATCTAACAAATGAAGTTCAATGGCAACGAATTGAAGACAGGATGAAAACTCCTGGTAAGTCTATCAATCGTTACATGGACTATGCGTATAGTTGGATTGGTTGGGGGCATCATGGTGCCCGCACTTCATATGCTCATGATTATGCATCCCGACTGATTCTGGTAGAAGTTTGATACAATAGAATAATAAATAGAGGGGAGTGCTGCAGACCTCCCCTTTTTTAGTAGAATGAAAACATTTAAAGAATTTATAACAGAAGCATCTAGAGAAGAAGCTGAAAAGAAAAGACTTGCTAAAGATAATCCTGATGAATGGAGAGTTAGAAATACTGGCAGCGGTAGATGGACTACAAAAAGAAAATCTTCAATACAGGGACAAGGTGAAAGGAGATCTCAAAATTTAAAACCACTTACTACAAGAGAATTGGAAGATCATTGTAAAAGAAATTTACATCCGGGTGATTGTAAAAAAAATGCAAAAAAAGCAATCCGAATTGAGGGTGGTAGGAAAAGAGCACAAAAAACTGACGCTAGAAATAGAACACAACAAACCGGACAACAATATGATGTAGATCATATTCAGGGACAACCAAATAGAAGAAGAGAAGGTCTTAGATCAAGATTTCAAAAAATTCACCCAGGAGATTCTTCAGATAACAGGCAAGTAATGCATGGTGATGAAAACAGATCAAAAAATTCAAAAAATACTCAAAGGTCAACCACAAGAGCTGGTGCTGTTAGAGCAGCACTTATGAGAGCTAGAGAGTAATAAATAGAGAGGAGTGGTTGCTACTCCTCTTTTTTTATGTTCAATTTTAACTTCGGTAAGAAGAGACCAGATAAGAAGCAGATAATCCTTATAAGCGCCATACTCAGTGGTATTGTAGCAACTCTCTCACAGTGTTCAGGAGTGCCCTCAGAGCGTCTCTGGGACCTCTTAGACGAGATTCAGAGGTCTCTGTTCCCACAGACCATAATCAACGATGTCCTGCTCCAAGACCCCGCTGTGGTGGATAGGAGAGTTGAAAGAGATGTTGATAAAGCAATCGGAGAATATGAACGCTTGACAAAAGACTCAGAACCACCTAGAGTACCTTTGCCCAGGTTGATTGAGAAAGCTCCAGATAAAGCTTTATGTCATACTAAAGAGTGTCAATCTTTAGGTGGAGAAATGAGGATTTGTTCTCCTTGGATTGATACCTGTAAGGACACTTCTGAAACTGACCTAAGGTAGTTGCCAACCAGTTAAGTATCGGTTATTATGAATAGGTGGTTGAGAAACGAACCACTTAAACCTTGAAAACTTAATACTTATGCCCCTGTGGTGAAATGGTAAACACAGTTGACTCAAAATCAACCGCCTACGGGTTTGTCGGTTCGAATCCGACTGGGGGCACTTGACTATCATCAGAGTTTCTTCTATGATAGTTCAGTTGCTCGATTAGCTATCTGGTGAAAGCACCCGACTCATAATCGGTTCCAGGAGAGTTCGATCCTCTCATCGAGCACTTGACAATCGAAGGTTTCTGCCTTATGATTGTCTCATCCCAAACACGGGACTGTCGCCTATGGGTTAAGGCCCACTGCTTATAACGGTGTGAACTGAGTTCAAGTCTCAGCAGTCCTACCAAACTTAAGGGAGCATGGCGGAATCGGTAGACGCACCGGACTTAAAATCCGTTGGGATTGTATCCTGTGAGAGTTCAAGTCTCTCTGCTCCTACTAGATAATATAAATTATCTTATGGGCATCAAAGGTCCAAACTTTGAATAAGTCCCACCCCTCCTATGCCTCTCAACGATGCACAAACAGGGAGATCCCTTATGGGCACGTAGCATAATGGACAATGCCACATCCTTCTAAGATGTTTTATGGGAGTTCGACCCTCTCCGTGCCTGTTGGAGTTTATCTCCATATATAAAAGTGATAGAGGGTAAGTCACTGTTATATCCTTATGAGGTATATCACACTTACTCCATCTTGTCGTTGTGGCGGAATTGGTATACGCGCTGGGTTTAGGTTCCAGTGGAGCAATCCATGAAGGTTCAAGTCCTTTCAACGACACTTGACAATCAAACTAAAATAGTTTATGATTGTCTCAACTGCGGAATTAGTTCAGTGGTAGAACGCCATCCTTCCAAGTTGGATGTCACCGGTTCGAATCCGGTATTCCGCTCTGAACCTTTAAGGTTCTTTATACACACAAACACATAAAAAGATTATGACTCCTTACGAATTGCGCTTTGAAATTTTTAAGCAAGCATACAATATGCTACATGACGAATACTGTATGAAATATGAAATTTCAAATTTAGAACATGAAAATCCTGGTAAATCGGAATTTCCAGAGTTTCCAAGTTTGAGTCAAGTACTTGAGCAAGCAGAAACAATTAATGATTTTGTAAGTTCTAAGTAAAATTGTGGGGTGGCAAAACACCCCTGTTAGTATTCCACAATAGCTCAGCGGTAGAGTCGGTGACTGTTAATCACTTGGTCCCTGGTTCGAATCCAGGTTGTGGAGTTGGTAGGGTTGGAAATGTCCGATTCTATCATATCCTCACTGTCCTCTAACGCAGTGAAATTTGCAGAAAGTGTCTTCTGCTGGTGATGGGCACTCATCACCTTTCGGGCGATTGGCACAGTGGTAGCGCGTCTCCCTTACAAGGAGAGGGTCACTGGTTCGAATCCAGTATCGCCCATTATATAAATACTCAAAAAAGAGTAAGATGGAAACACTATATAAATTACTTTCTGATACTCAGGCAAGTCTTTTCGTTCTGTTTCAAAAGACTTGGGTATATCATTGGAATGTTGTAGGTGATGATTTTAAACAATTTCATGATCTATTTGGAGAGCAGTATGAAGCAATTTTTGGTGAAATTGACAGAATCACTGAACATATGAGATACTTAAATGTAAAACCTGTACCTACTCTTTCTAGAATTACTGAAGTTTCTCATATTTCAGAAGCAAATAGTGGACTAGATGCTATGGGTATGGTTCGTGATTTATTAGAAGGAAATCAAAAGATTGTGGAACTTTTAAATCAAGTATCAGAAGAGGCAGAAACTCAAAAATCAAAAGGAACAATTAACCTTGTTGATGACTTGAATGAAGCACATGGTAAATTTATTTGGATGTTAAGATCATTCACTCAATGAATAGGATAAAGAGCAATGATTTCAATAAGATGCAAAGATTGCAATAAAGAATTGGTAGGACATCCGACAAAAACTATAACTTGTGGGTGTTCAAATATGGCAACAATTCGTGGGGATAAAATTTCAGCACTTGACTTGTCTCGTGTTGTTATGTTAAACTCCTTAAAAGAAAATCAAACTAAAAGTGTTCTTACTTCTCAAGATATTGCTTGGCAAGAAGCGAGAAGACAACGAAAAGTAAGACGACTTGATTTTGAAGTCCGTTGAGGACTTAATTTGGAAGGTCAATCCGATTGGCGACGGAACCGCTCTTGAAAAGCGTTGAGGTGTTAAAGCCCTTGGGAGTTCGACTCTCCCACCTTCCGTTACATAAGATACAATATTAATATTTTATTCCATTTACTGTATAGTACTGTTACAAAATCCTGACATTTTATTGACTTTGAAATGTTTGTAATTAGTATATAGTAGTATTATGTTTCAACTAAATGGATCAGCACACCTACAACAATTGGGTGAAGATTAAGGAAACTTTCGAATCTTCTGGAAATACTGATAATATGTTCTATAAAAGAGCAGTTGAAATAGTTAAAACCAGAAGAGACCCTCTTGCTAAGTTTCTTGGAGATGAAAAGTGATGGACCCTCATGATGAATTTGTTAGTCGTTCTGAAGTTCAGGAGATGATTGATGCTGCTATACGAAGGCACAATCGGAACGCTTCCATTATTTCTATGTGTGTTGGTTGGATTGTTCTTGCTCTATTTGCTGAGGGACTTTTAAGACTTGTTGGCGTTATTCCCCCCATATTCCCATGGTTAGATATTACCCTGAGATAATCGGAATAGTACTACTGTTGGTATTCGCTGTAACTATGTTTTATCAAGGAACATGTATTATAAGAGGACAGCGAGGCTATTCTCTTAGAGATTATCTAAAACAAGATAGTCAAAATATGCGTAAAAGATTGGAAGACTTATTGAAAGACAAATGACTTATTACAATTTTATAACATATGAAGTTTTGCTACTGATCATGGCACTTGGTGTTATAAATCATTTTAAAGCAAAAAAATTTAATCTTGTTTTAAGTATTGCTTCTACAGTACTGACTATCTTTTTATGTACGATTGCATTTTGGTGGATGGTGGACACTGTAGTTTATTTGAAATGGGAAGTATTAAAATCGCCTTTGCTTCAAGGAAAAGTACCAACATCAGAGTTGCCAATTACTTAAATGTTTGTTTTAACAGAAGAAGATTTAAAGGAACTGCAAGAAAGAGTTTTCGAATTAAAAATGGATGAATTGTTTGAAGAACCATCTACATACGAGGATGAAGATGACGACGGAAGATTGGATTATATTCATTGAATTTTTTTCACACATGTTATATTTGTTTATAGCATTTATGTGTGGAGTGATTATAGGTTATATTGTTGGATTTAAGAACGGAGGAATGTAATGTTTAATTTAACTTTTTCAACACTTTGCATTTTTAGTCTAATAATAGTTTTTGTAAATTGGGGACTTCATAATGCATATCCACAATAAACAAAGGTATAATTTTGCTATGTCTGCTTTTGTAAGAATGTACGGACATTCTGTACTACGCAATCATGATATTAAACAGTTTTGCTCGGAATGGTCCAGTTGTGAAGTAAACGCACCATTACAAGGTCTTGACGAAGTTGACCAATACATGTATTATGAATATAAGCACTGGAGGGGAAGATGATTTTTCACATCGTAGAATCACTCGCAGCAAGTCCTTTCTTTCTTTTTTTGTGTGGGATGGGATTGACAGTTGTTCCTTTTGCTGGTATTATGTTTATACATAGAGATAAGTAACGGAATGTAGCTCAGTTTGGTAGAGCGCCGTCTTTGGGAGGCGGATGCCGTAGGTTCGAATCCTATCATTCCGATAGTATTTTTTTTTTTATATTAAGTTATGAAATCTGCTTTTTATTTTTTTGTTCGGATTCCAACAGAACTTGTTAATTTAATGATCAAAAATATTGATGATATTTCAATAGAAGACTATCAAAATGGCGAAGTAGCTATTGATGTTAATTTAAGTCATGAAAATCATGATGGAAGAAATTGCAAAATTCATTGGTTAAATGATGCAAGTTGGATTGGATCTTTATTTTCGCATTACTTTAATATAGCTAATGAAGAAAATTGGGAATATGATTTGACAAGAATTGAAGATATCCAACTGACAAAATATGGAATAGGCCAACACTATAATTGGCACAATGATTATTTTGAGATACCAAATTCTAAATATACAAGAAAACTGAGTGCCTCACTTCTTATTACAGATCCCTCAGAGTATAGTGGCGGTGAATTTGAGTTTATTGACTATTCTGGCCAAAAAGTTTCTTATAAAATGAAAAAAGGAACTATGGTTGTGTTTGACTCAAGACTACCACATAGAGTTTGTCCTGTCACTCATGGTACACGAACATCATTAGTTTCTTGGATGCTAGGACCAAAATTGAGGTAATTAAATTTAATGTATAAAGAATTAAACGAACTTCAATCATTTACTGTAGAAGAATTTCAATCCAATTTTGATAATTTGATGGCAAGAGTTGAAAATGGTGAATCATTTATTATTACAAGCTCTGATGGGAATGCTGTAATAGTTCCATATAAAGAAATCATTGATATATGTGAAGATGTGAAGGTGAATTTTGAAGAAATAATCAAAATCCACACGAATCATGAAGAAGGATCTTAAGACACTACCAAAACTGTCCACTTGACTTCTTCAAATCAAACTCTTATAATACTAAGGTCAACATTCAAAACAATGACACTTACTTCTAAATTTAAAAAAGATATTCAAACTCTTCGTGGTGCTGCCAATGGAGAATTTTACCTTGACGTAAAAAATCCAAAACTTTTTAAAAAAGTTGTTAGGTATTATGAAAAAAATGGAGTAGTATTTTCCGGAGACCCTGAAGATGATTATGAAATGTTGATTGATTATCTTTATGAAGATCTTGAATCTGTTGAGGTAGCATGACTAAAGTTCTTTTAGAACGAGAAGGATATCGTTTCGTTGATGTTGGTATTCTTGAAATAAATGGCAAACCAGATTATCGAATGCAAAAGAAAAATGAATATACTAAACGCTGGAGTGATATTTATCTATTTGATAATGGTTTGCAATGTACTACTGCAATGGAAGACCTTGAATATGCAAAATGGTTAGATCCTGATAGAGTTCCTTGTTATATTAAAGATGATGAAGACACGGATGGTCTATAACAGAACTGGTGGAGTCAATATGACCCTTTATGTCCTCGTCGGATTGGACATTAAATATGCCGACTGGTGTGGATGGGGAAACCCCGCCTAGTTTCTTATTTCTAGTTAAAAAATAAGTGGCGAGCCTGAATTCTTGAGATGGGTTGCATAAACCCATCTTTTTTAGTATAATGATAAAAAGTACTTTGCTTTATGAAAGTAGCATTAATTAGTGGAATTACTGGGCAGGATGGATCTTATCTTGCCGAATTACTTTTAGAAAAAGGATATAAAGTTCATGGCATTGTTAGGAGGAGTTCTCTTATTAATACTCATCGTATTGACCATATCTATAATTTTATTACACTCCATTACGGCGATCTAACAGATTCTACTAATCTAGTTAGAGTTATTCAGCAAGTTCAACCGGATGAAATTTATAATCTTGGTGCTCAAAGTCATGTAAAGGTATCTTTTGAGATGCCTGAATATACTGGTATGGTTGATGGACTTGGAACTCTTCGTATTCTTGAAGCAGTTCGTCTTTTGGGAATGGAGAAAAAAACAAGAATATATCAAGCATCTACTTCAGAGATGTTTGGTAAAGTGCAAGAAATTCCCCAATCAGAAACTACACCTTTTTATCCTCGTTCGCCCTATGGAGTCGCAAAAGTTTATGGATACTGGATCGTCAAAAACTACAGAGAGTCTTATGGATTACATGCAAGTTCTGGAATTCTTTTCAATCACGAATCCCCTAGAAGAGGAGAAACTTTTGTCACAAGAAAAATCACTCGCGGATTATCACTTATTTCAACTGGGCAACAAGATGTATTATATCTCGGGAATCTGAACGCGAAACGTGACTGGGGGCACGCTAAGGACTTTGTGGAAGCAATGTGGTTAATGCTTCAACAGGACGAACCAGATGATTATGTAATTGCTACAGGGAAACAATATTCAGTTCGTGAGTTTGTTGAGGCAGCAGCACCTTATTTTGGAATGAAAATTGCCTGGGAAGGTGAAGGATTGGATGAGGTTGGTATTGATAAACTTACTAAAAAAGAGGTTATAAAAGTTAGTCCTAAATATTTTCGACCTGCTGAAGTAGAGACCTTATTAGGTGATGCCACTAAGGCAAAACAAAAATTAGGTTGGGAACCTAAAATTTCATTTGAACAATTAGTTGAGGATATGTGCATTTATGGACAGTGATTCTAGAGTATTAGTTGCTGGTGCCAGCGGAATGGTTGGTTCAGCAATCGTGAGAAATCTTGAGAGTAAAGGTTATACAAATATCATTAAAGGTACTCGTAATGATGTTGACTTTACAAATCAGAAAGAAACGAATGAATTTATTGAATTTGTAAAACCAGATTATGTTTTTCTTGCTGCCGCCAAAGTTGGTGGTATCATGGCGAACGCTAATTATAAGGCAGATTTTTTGACTGAGAATCTCAATATTCAAACAAATATTATTGATTCTTCTTATCGTCTTGGTGTAAAAAAACTTCTTTTTCTTGGTTCATCTTGCATTTATCCTAAATTTGCAAAGCAACCAATCACAGAAGATCAATTGATGACTGGTGTTCTGGAACCAACAAATGAGGCTTATTCCTTGGCAAAAATTGTAGGAGTAAAAATGTGTCAAGCATATAGGCAGCAGTATGGATTTAATGCTATTTCTTTAATGCCTACAAATCTTTATGGTCCTAATGATAATTTTGATATTGAAACTGGGCATGTTCTTCCTGCGATGATTTCTAGATTTGATAATGCTCTTAATCATAGTCAATATTATGAAGTGAAACTTTGGGGTGATGGAAGTGCCATGAGAGAGTTTCTACACGTTGATGATCTTGCAGAAGCATGTTATGTTTGTATGCAAAAATATGATGGAAGTGATCATATTAACGTTGGTACTGGTGAAGACGTAACTATTAAAGAACTTTCTAAAATTATTTCTAATATTGTTGGATATGATAGAGAAGTTTTTTGGGATAATACAAAACCAAATGGAACTCCTCGTAAAGTTTTAAATGTGGACAAAATTAAATCTCTTGGGTGGGAACCTAAGATTGGTCTTTTGGAAGGTATTGAAAAAACATACGAATGGTATAAAAAAAATGAAATTTAAATGGCCTTTGATGAAAAATAATATCACTTTGAGTGATAGGATTAATCTTGCTAAATTTGTTTTAACATCTGATCGATTTACCAATGGTAAAATGGTTAGAAAGTTTGAAGACGAGTGGAGTAAGTGGTTAGGATCTAAGTATTCATTATATGTTTCTTCCGGAAGCACTGCAAATTATTTACTTTTGGCATCAGTAAAAGAACTTTATGGGTTGAATGATGGTGATAAAGTATTAGTTCCTTCTTGTACTTGGGTTACTAATATTGGTCCAGTTATTCAGTTAGGATTTACTCCTATTTTTTGTGATATTAATATC